CGCCCATTGATTAGGTCAGGTTTTGCTTCTTGACTTTTTCAATCGGGAGGTTTCGTTATGCCATTAAATAAGGATACAATCATATACAATGCTGTAGACTATTTGCGCCTGTCTAAAGAAGATGGCGATAAAGCAGAAAGCGACAGCATTGCCAATCAAAGAGATTTAATAACCAATTTTGTGAAGTCAATGCCCGAAATCCGCCTCTGTTCGGAAAGAATAGATGACGGATTTAGTGGTGTTGACTTTAATCGTCCTGCCTTTAACTTGATGATGGAGGACGTAAGAGCCGGACGGATCAACTGCATCATAGTTAAAGACCTGTCCCGTTTCGGCAGAAACTACATCGAGGCAGGACGATATATTGAACGGATATTTCCGTTCTTAGGCGTGCGTTTCATTGCCATCAACGACGGCTACGACAGTGCAAAGGAAAAATCGACCTCAGACGATATTATCATACCTTTTAAGAACCTCGTCAACGATGCGTATTGCAGGGACATCTCCGTTAAAATCAGGAGCCAGCTTGATGTAAAGCGTAAAAATGGCGAGTTTATCGGTTCCTTTGCTGTTTACGGGTACACGAAATCAGCAGAGAACAAAAATCAACTGGTGATAGACCCTTATGCCGCAAAGATTGTGCGGGATATTTTTGCATGGAAGATGGATGGACTCAGCCAGCAAGGGATAGCTGACAGGCTGAATGAGATCAGCGAGCCGTCCCCCATGGAATACAAACGGTTTTTAGGGCTTAACTTCGCCACCAGCTTTCAGGTAAACCCCAAGGCAAAATGGACTGCCGTGGCGATTGGCCGCATTTTGAAAAACCCTATCTATGCAGGGCATCTTGTGCAGGGTAAGGAAAGTACGCCGAATTATAAGATTAAACAGCGGTTTATAAAGCCGGAGGATAAATGGGTTCGGGTGGAAAACACCCATGAGCCGATAATCTCGCAGGAAGTGTTTGATACGGTAAACCGTGTGCTTGCACAGGATACCCGTATCGCTCCAGATGAAGAAACGGTTTACCCGTTCTCCGGTCTGCTTTTCTGTGCTGATTGCAAAAGCGGTATGGTACGAAAAACTGTACCCGCAGGCGGGAAAAAGTACGCCTATTATTATTGTTCAAAGAATAAGGCCGGGGACGGCTGCACTACCCACTGCATCAGTGAAAAAATGCTGGAAAAGGCAGTCCTGCAAGCCCTTCAAAATCATATCGCTTCTATTCTTGACATTGAACGGATTCTCTCGTTTATCGACACCCTTCCCATGCAGCGGGAGGAAATCCGAAAGATTGACACCCAACTGCTGATGAAGCAGGAGGAAATCGAAAAGTATAAAAACCTCAAAGTGTCTATCTATGAGGACTTGAAAAGCGGTGTCATTGATGCAGATGAGTACAGGGAATTCAAAGAAATCTATGGAAAGAAGTGTGAAGAAGCAGAGAAAGCCGCCGCACGGCTGAAACAGGATATTACTCTGATCCTTGCGGGTAAGGGAGCAAACAGCGTTTGGATTGAAGCCTTTAAGAAGAATCGGAATATCACCGAGCTGTCCCGAAAGGTAGTTATTTCCTTGATTGAGTGGGTCAATATCTATTCCGGCAGCCGAGTGGAAATCCGGTTCCGGTATCAGTATGAATATGAAAGAGCTTTGTTCTTTGCCGAGAACGCAAAAGACCTGATTGCAACAGCTTCACCGGCTCCCATTAAGGGGGTGGTGTAAGATGGCAAGGACGAGAAGAAAACAAATAGATAACATTGCCCAGGTCCCCCATGAAACGATATGGGATACTTGTATTTATGGGCGGCTGTCGGATGAAGATGAGCGAAGAAAAGAAAACGATTCTATCGGCAATCAAATTTCCATGTTGGAGCGTTATATCGCTGAAAGACCGTACCTGAAGCTCACCTCTGTTTTTAAGGATGTCAATCAGACAGGAACGAACTTCGACCGCCCCGGCTTCAATGAAATGATGGACGCCATCAAGGGTGGAAAAATCAACTGCATTGTGGTAAAAGACCTGTCCCGTTTCGGCAGGAATTACATCGAAACCGGAACCTATCTTGAAAAAATACTGCCATTTTTTAACGTCCGCTTTATCTCCGTGAACGATGGATATGACAGCTTGAACGCCAACAGTCAGGATGAAGGGTATGCTGTTCCTCTGAAAAACCTGATCCATGATGTGTACGCCAGAGATATATCGCAAAAGACGAAATCAGGGCTTGCGGTTATGAGAAGCAAAGGAGAGTTTACCGGCTGTGTCGCAGCCTATGGTTATCTAAAAACGGATGGAAATAGGCTGGTAATCGACGAGGAAACCGCACCGGTTGTCAGGAATATTTTCAAATGGGCAGCGGACGGCATGGGTGATATGTGTATCGCTCAAAAACTCAATGCGCTCAGTATTCCCTCCCCAAGCCAGTATCGCTATATGAAGGGGATTTTGAAAAACGAGCGTTATGCCAATATGCGATATTGGTACAAAAGCGCCGTCCGTAGGATTTTAATCAACCCGGTTTATCTCGGACATATGGTGCAGGGCAAAACCAAATCTGACCTATGGGGCAAGGGCGGTTGCGTAGAACTGCCGCAGGATCAATGGGTGGAAATCAAAAATACCCATGAACCGCTGGTGGATGAAGCAACCTTTTATGCCGTGCGGCAAATCAAGCAGGAACGGGAGTCCAGCGAAAGAAAAGAAATGGAGCCGGGGCGGTCAAATATCTTAAAAGGGCTTGTGTTCTGTGGTGATTGCAAACGGAGCATGAAATGGCGTAAAATGCCCAAATCAAACGGTTCGGCACTCTATTATTTTAGCTGTGCCACCTACGAGGACATAGCCAAAAATGACTGTGTTAAAAAGCGAATGGACGAACCGGATTTACTCTCTATTCTCTATACGGCTATCCGCAAGCAGATTGACCTTGCTGTTGATATGGATCGAATAGTGTCTAAGCTCAATGCAAAGGAAGGATTTTGCCAGCACCAAAGCGAGGTTGACGCAGAAATAACCGAAACTGAAAAGAAGCTGTCCAGACTGTCCATGCTCAGAAGCTCTTTGTATGAGGATTATCAGGAAAAGCTCCTTGATGAAGCGGAATATCTCTTTACAAAAGCAAAGTACGAAAAAGATGTCACCCTTTTGCGTAGCCGACTTGATGAACTATCCATGCAAAAGCACCGTCTTGATACCATGCTGACACCTCAAAACCCATGGATCACAGCCTTGAAGAAATTTAAGAAGAATAAAGCCATAACGGGAGAAATGATTTCCGAGCTGATAGAACGGGTGGAAATATTCAGCGATCAAAGCGTGTCCATCTGCTTTCGGTATCGGGATGAGTTTGAAAGTTTGCTTGGCTTTGTTGAAGCGGAGAGTGAGGTGAGGGTTTCGTGAGTATCAAGAAAATCCTTGCCAAGTATATCCGGCTATCCCAAGAGGACGAGAACGAGGGCGAAAGCAACAGTATCATAAATCAGCGGGATCTTCTGAACGCCTTTGTGGAAAGCTCCCCTGACCTCTCACAGTATGAAGTGGTTGAGTTTTGCGACGATGGTTACAGTGGTACGAATTTTGACCGTCCGGGCGTGAAAGCCCTGCTGGATGAAGTGCGTGCAGGAAACATTCAGTGTATTATCGTGAAAGACCTATCCCGTTTCGGAAGAAACTACATTGACATTGGAGATTATTTGGAGCAGATATTCCCCTTTTTAGGGGTGCGCTTTATCTCCGTAAACGACCGTTTTGACAGCAATGATTTTGACGGCACGACCGGCGGGCTTGATGTAGGTTTCAGGAACTTAATTTACTCCCTTTACAGCAAAGACCTATCACAAAAGGTACGGAGTGCAAAGAAAACCCGCATGGAGAAAGGCGAATTTATCGGTAGCCATGCTCCTTATGGCTATGCCAAATCTCCAGAAAACCGTAAGAAACTTGTGATCGATGAAAAGGCTGCCGCCGTTGTCAGGCGTATCTTTGCCATGGCGGACGAGGGTAAAAATGCTGTGCAAATTGCCGCAATCCTGAACGCAGAAAATATTCCGACGCCATATATCTATAAACGGCTTATGGGCTGTGACCGCAAATATAATGTGGTTGGGCATACAAACCACTGGATGAACACGACCGTCCTGACCATTATCCGTGACGAACGCTACACAGGGAAAATGGTAAACGGGAAAAATCGCA